ATAATCCATCTTTAAAATATTATACAAAATTAGGAAATGTACTGGTGAGTCAATTGGTTTAGAGGTATCCAATTCAGGATAGGATTCCATTACTTCTTTGAACTTTTCGAAGTTTATGTTTTTTCGATGTTCTTTTGAGATATAAGGTAATATTTGAGGTTCAAAGAATTCTCCCTTTTCTAAGGCTTTGTTAAATTGCTTTATGTACCTCTTTTCGAAACCTTTATTATACCAAGCAAATAATCCCATCGAATAATAAGAAGTTCTCTTTACTCTGATGTTAAACCATTTACAGATATATGGATGATATACTCTATCGGCTAACCAAATGAATGGAATGTACCAAAGTTTATGCCAGAATGTTTTAACTTGAGCTCCACCAAGTTTATTGTATACTGCCCTAAACCCATAAGAGAAATACCAATTATTAGCTCCCCTTTTTACCTTGATGTTGGGTTTGAAATGTTTCATTCGGTTATAAATCCTATCCCAGGGTTTAACCCTCTTTTCATTCATTGAAGGTAAAAATGTATAATAATGTAAGATTTCAGAGAGGTAGGGATTATATACCTTATGCTTGTTTACAATGATATAATCTAAGATTGATTTTAATCTGTTCTGTAAACCAAAATCTGTAAAGAACATAGGCAACATTAAGTTCCATACTTGATCTTGAGAAACAAAAGGTGAATAACAAGGATCTTCTGAAGATGTTAGTTTCAATGAATTATAAGCCATCGAATCAATATACTCAAGGTTAAATTTTTCGGCCATTAATGGATTAATATCATCCCTCACAAAAAAGCCATCATAGGTTTTGTTAGTAATAAAGGAACCCTTGAAATAATTCTTGGCAGCATATACTAACCTTGTAAAGGCAGTAGCATACATTGTACCTTTTCTATTAAGGAGGTGTTCTAATGTCAGGAGCTCAGCAAAATTAATTGTACCATCCCCAATTTCACCTAAACCGTTTACTAAGTCTACTCTGGATAAAGGAATGTAAGTTCCCGGTTTTGTAGCATCTCCCATCCATACAAAGTATTTGTAATACAAATCTCTGTAATCTTTGTACTTTTCTTCTAATGTTTTCATATGTAAAATGAGTTTTCGTTAGCTCTTTGTAATCCTTTACGTTTTTTCTTTTCTCTCTTTTCGAAATTCAGTAACTTCTGTTTATCATTATTCTGATAAGCATAATCTAATTTCTCAGCATAAAAATCTAGATTGTTTACACTGTTGTAGTTTACTGCTTTTTCGATTGTTTGACGATAATTTGGCCAGAACGCTTGACCTTTCTTTGCAGTCTTATTCCCATATTGGAATTCTACTACCAAGTAGCCATATACATCAGCCATGTCTTTATCATCAAATACATAGATATAAAGTTTAGATAGCTTCTCTAAAGTACTGTCTCGTTTTTTTACAGGTACTATCTGATACCCATCATCGAACCTATCATAATCGAATACAACAAAGTAATAACATTGTTTCTTCCTTGAATACCAATATTGATCTATGAGATTTTGAACTTGCTCAGAATCCAAGCTACAGATGTATTTGATATAAAAGATATCTCTTCGATTATTCCTTCTTTTATATGCAGATGGCTGTTGAATTTTCCTTGGAAGGATTCTCCAATTATTCCATCTATCGAATTCCATGATAAGCTTGTATGTGTCGATATCCCATGGATCGGTAGACTCTTTTAATAGAGCCATCTGTTTTATTAGGAATTGAGTTTTAATTGGAGCCACATACATTGCAGCATCTCCAAAAGGGTCAGAAGCTTGTTTTCTTGTAACTCTTCGTTCTATACAAGCTTCTATATAATCTACAAATCTTTGATCAACACAACGAACAGGCTTAAAGATGTTATCATGAAGTTCGAAAAAATCATGAAACAATCTGAAAAGCCTTTCTGATCTTTCTTTTAATTCCAAATACTTGTAATGTACGATTCCCATTATCTCTCCAACTTCCCAGGAGGATTTACCATAGGAAATTGAAAGAGATAAGGATTGTTGTTCTTCTTTAGTAAGACAATTCCATGCTTTGTTATCTACTAATCCATCCATAATGAGTCCTCTTCTTGTGTTGTAGTTAATTTATAAGAATTGCTAATATTATCCTCGGCATGATCATAAGCTAATTTATCTGGATCATAATCCAAGTATGTACTGTAAAGAACATTCTCAAAAGGTAACCATATTTCGATTTCACCTCCATTTGGGAATAATTTTACCTTTACATTTTGTGTGTTAAGGTTTATCTCTAATACTGTTGCTTGAACACCATCAAAAGGATACCCTCTTAATACGATATAACTTCCCACTGTTAATTGGGCAATATCATATTTAGAATAAACCTTGTTTTCTTTGGAGAGTCTTTTTAATCTTCTGATTTCTTTTCTGGATACTGTTGCTACAATAGAGAAGTCATCCCAATCTTCGGCATTTTGAATCCTGGCCTTTATTTTCCTTGGGTGCATTGTCTCTGGAGACTTTACCCAAGAATGAATTCCTGGGATCGCCTTTTTTAATCGATGTAGGAATACCCTTGAGAATGCTTTTTCTTTTCTCATTCTGATAAAGCCATAAGAGAATAGCATGGGTACATCCTCATAGATATCTTTTCCTTTACTTCGTTTTTTTAATATTGAAAGTGTTGGAATGTATACTTTGATATCATCATATTTTGCTTTTTTAAGCTCAGCTTCGATTGAACCATAAAGTTTATTATCTATATGGCATATACACCATACATATTCTCTTTTTTTCATAATTTCCTTACTGCTTTATAGAATTCATTATAGGGAATCGCCGTTAAGTCGTTTGAATTGAACACCAGTAGATTCCCTAATGAACAGCTCAAAGCAATCATGTCTAAGCTTTTCTTGGATAAATCTACGATTAGCTTTCCCACTTTTACATCACATACTAAAAAATAGGTTTGCTTTGCCATCCCATTCTCTCTCATAAATAATAATGGGATTTTATTACATCGGTTAGCATCATATGAGGCTTGTTCCCAAAACCTAAGTACATCGGATTTTGTACCTTTTAGAATATCATTGAATGTTATACCCTTATAGGATTTACATTCAACACTGAAAGGGAATTTGTGGCTATGTTTCGGATCAGTACAGGTTAAATCTCCAAAAGATTCGATAGATTTAGCCCAACCTCCTGACATGGGAGTTCGAGAAAATTTATAGCCAGTCCATCTTTCCCATACCTTAGCAAGTTCCCTTTCAGCTTTGGATCCTTTATTTTTACTGTTCACTGACATTTGGTATTGAATTTTAAGTATTATGGGATTATAGTGGTAATACCATTGTCTTTTTTTACCTTAATCGTATTAGAACCTGAGATTGAAAAATTCTCTTGGTGAGTGATTATATAAATGCTTTTCCCATTACCTATATATTTCACTAAGTCCATTACGATTTCGATATTTGCCTTATCTAAGTTTTCGAAAAGTTCATCCAAGAAAAGTAAATTTATTCCCAATGATACGCTTGTGATAGAGTGTAATGCAAATGCCATAGCCACATTTACCAATTGTTGTTCACCTCCGGATAATTCTTCGTATTGAAGCAATTGGCCATCTTTATCGATTAAGGTTACAAAATCCCTTTTTGATGATTCTGTGTTTACTGTGAACTTTATATTAAATCCGATTATACTACTGTAATCATCCAAACAATCGTTCAAGGATTTTAATGAAGCATCGAAAATAAAAGTTTTCATCCCAGAATTACTTAATGGGTCATTGATTACCCAATTTAGGTTTTCTAATGCCTTTTTCTGAGTTTCACAATTTTTACGATGTTTTTCTAACTTAGCTTTTAATTCCTTTCTCTGTTTTCGATACTGAGGTGAGATTATGTTTATTCTCTCTAATCTTAAGTTTCCCTTTTCTTTTATCAGGTTAGTAATTTCACCCTTTAAAGTAGTAATATCATCTTTAATATCTTCTTGTTCTCTACAAAAAGATTCTACATCGTAGATTTTTGACTGGGTCTTAAATTTTTTATCCTTAATCTCTTCCGATGATTTGAAATGTGAGGATAAGGTTTTAAGGTCATTATATGCAACCTTGTATTTCCCTTTCTGTAATAAACCCATGATGGATTCAATAAATTCCAGGACCCCTTTTTTACTTGTGATTTTGGTTAGTTGTTGATTGGTATTAAGTTCTTCTTTTTTAAGTTTGGTTAACTCTCTCTTAAGATGCTCCAAATTTTTTAAGCGCTTAGTTAGCAGGTTTTCATCGAACTTTTTCTCCAATCTAACAAGTTTTTCATGTCTCAATGTAATTTTATTTTCGATCTGATTAACCTGTTCTCTGAAGATCTTTTTATAATTCCTTTCACTATCTCGGAATTTTTCATAACTTTTCCTTGCATCTTCATATCTTTCAGTTATGGATTTAACTCGATAGTATGCTTCATCATATTTCTGTTGTGTTTCTTTTTTCATTACCATAGCAATGTTCTTTGCTACAGTAATATAACCTATTTCGAAAGCTTCTTCGAACAAAGCTTTTTTATCTGGGCCGGATGATTCAGCTATACGCTGGAGTCTTTGACCGAATGTGATTGTGTTTTTGAAAAGCCTAAAGCTACTACCCAAATCTTTTTCGATAAGTTCTTGAATCTTTGGTTTGGATTTTTCTTTTACTTGGGCTCCATCGATTAGATAGAGTAATCTGTTTCCTCCTTTAGCCTCTTCTACTTTACCTTTATATTCTTGACATCGTATTATCTGATGTATTGAGCCATCTTTCTCAAAAAAGATTTTTACCATTGTACCCTTATAATCATTGGGTCTCCAGGATTCTAATGTATTTACATCTTTTATGTTTTTTAATGTTTTACCATATAAACACCAACTGATAGCATTCAAGAGAGTGCTTTTCCCTGCGGCATTATTTCCTTTAACCAGATGGATTCCTTCTGTACCCAATGTTATACTAAGATCCTGAATAGAACAGAATCCTTTTATCTCCATGTTCATGAATTTAATCATACTTCTTCCTCCTCTGCCTTTTTAAGTATTTCAATAAGAAGTCTCTTCTTTTCAGGATCTTTGATACCTTGTATTCGAAGATATCGTCTACCTGCTTTAACTTTCGAATAGTTTTTCTGTATAACCTTGCTTTCTGAGCTGAACTCATCATTAGAGGCCTTAGGTTTGAGAACTCTATAATAATTTCCGTCCTCTTTAATTTCCTCCACACTGCCCACTGTCTTAAACTTAGGCAATCCTTTAATATGAACAAACTCAATGGACATATCAGAATATATCTTAAGATAACCCATTTTGTTTCCTTCATCTGTGAACCTTTGTTGTAAAGGTGCTCCAACCATGTATACATGTTTATCTAATTTCTGAAATTTATGTATGTGTCCACATAATACCAAATCGAACTTTCTGAGTAATGTTCTATCGAAGTTTTCTACAGAACCAACTTCTCTACCATCTGTATCTCGGGCTCCAGCATAATCAGTATGTAGTAATAGGATATTCTTTTTACCCTTAATTACTTTTGTTTCTTTTAATGCTTGCTTTAAACCAATATTATGATCCAGATATGGTATGCCATGCAATGCAAATGTTGGCCACTGGATAGTTTTCCAATCCATACAATGAAACCAATGATATTGAAGATCAAGAGCTGTTAAGAAAGAATCTGACCTTTGATCATATGTGTTCAAATTTGGTATTTCATGATTACCAGAGATCCCAAATACTTGAAGCTTTGGCTCATTGGAATATTTATCGAAATATTTAGACATCTTAATATATAACTCCATATTGATTGTTTCTGGAGTATGTACCAAATCCCCACAAAAGAAAACTGGGATCTTTTGTTTTATTGCTTCTCTGAAAATTTTGTCTAAAATCAAAAAATGGGAATCTGTTCGACTCCCATTTTGATTGAACTTGGTCCAATTATTTAGATGAATATCCGAGAAAGCTAATGCTATAACTTCCTTTTTCATTTTAAAAACTTTCTAATTGCTTTCATTCGTTTATTATGATCCATCTCATTTAATTCTAAGAGTTTAATTCCATCGATTGGATCATATCCGTCTTCTACTTCCCAGCTAGTATCATGTACAAATAAAGTACCAACCTTGTTTTTACTGAATATGTTTCTGATAAGCTGGCCAAAAGATTGATCTACCCCAATAACATTGAATACCAAAGTTTGACAAGCACTTACCATGTATTGAAAGTATCTATTAGTAATGCGTTTGCCATCGTTTTCTATCTCCCATCTTTCAAATTGATCCCTTTTGTAAGGAATGAAAATAATATGGGTTATCTCTTTTTCCTTTAACATAAGATCATAATTGATAGCATTTATCTTTTCGATAAAATCATGTGTTTCACAGGTTGGGAGTCCCATGGAATTTTCTTGGATCTCATAACCAGCTGTATCATACAGACTACGATCTGTAACAAAACTGCCTTCTAATTCCATATACTGATGATACCTTAGGTTTAGGATTTGGAAATTCCTTTTGTGTTTTTCATTGGTATCATACTTGGTATTTAAATCATAATGATTTTTTGGGAGATTGGGCATTAAATCATATAAACTCCCAGAAACATATTTAATTCCAAACTCCTCTGAAATAGCTCTGGCTACAGTACTCTTCCCAGTACCCGCCGGCCCACAGATTACTATCCTCTTATTCTTCATATTTGTAAGTTTTTAATTGTTTGAATGGTTTCATAAATTCTGGTGACATGAAAGATTTGAGTTGGTATTTCTCAAATATCTCATTTAAGGTAATCTTATCCATTGCATGTTTTTTATCATGATATGGTATTACTTCTGGATTAACCTTTGTTAGATAATAGAACAGGTCTATCAACAGTTGGTTTCGTTTGAATATTGGTTCTAATTCGGATTTAGGGAATTTCTTATCCCTCTGTTCGGATTTTAAGAACTCCCTTATACTTCCATACTCTTCTAAGAATTTTAAAGCAGTTTTAGGACCTACCCCTTTTATTCCTAAAATGTTATCAGATGTGTCTCCACATAGGATTTTCATATCCACTGCTTGTTCTGGTGTATACCCATATACATCTTTACAATTTTTAGGTGTTACTAGCATATCTTTAGAAGGATTTATCAATTTGATATTTGGAAATGCTAGAAGTTGAACAAAATCTTCATCTGATGATAATAGGTATACTTGAGATAAGCAATTCTTTTGATAAAGCAATGCAAGGTAATCATCACTTTCCATTTCATTGATCCTTTTGTTATCCCATACATAAACAATTCCTAAGTTCCTTAAGATACGTTTAATAATGGGAAACTGTACCTTGAAAATTTGATCCCAATCTTCTGAGATCCTTTTTCTATGAGCTTTATACTCTGGGTACATATCAGTCCTTAGTTTAGACCTATGACAGTCGAAACATACTACTACTGAAGTAATTTTAAACCTTACAATGTTTGAGTATAGGATTTTAAAGAATCCATATACTGCACCTGTTGGAATCTTACCATTTGAGAACCCTTTATTCTTGAATTTGAAATGAGCTCTCAACAAGCAGTTGTTTCCATCTACCAATAATATCCTTTCTTCTTTCATTGTAATTCTCGATATAAAAATATAACTCTGGGATTATTTAATGAGCCTGCAGATACTACTTGAAAGCAAGGTACCATCATCCCTTTTGGGACAATGGCTACCACTACTTTAATCTTCGAATTCTTCTTCCTCTTCATCTTCTGAATCATCAGATTGAGATTCGTAATCCAAATTTCCATCCACTGGGAAGAGATTTATACCCTTAGATTTCAAATCATCCAAATGTTTTTGAGTGGTTGTGATAGTGTTTATCCCACAAGCTTTAATAAATCTCTTTCTTAACTTTTCATCCTCTTCAATTACTAACTGTAATTTTTCATCTCCTCTAGCAATGGTTTTCCCCTTATACTTATAAATTCCCCCAGAAGTTTTTTCTAAAACTTCTTCTTCAACTAATATATCGCCCAATCCAAAATATCTGTCGAATCCAACATCATGATATTTTGGATTATAATACATAGGTGCTTTAGATATGGTAGCCCTTGAAGGAGCAATTTTATTTTTCTCCATACGAATAGAAGTATACCTACCAACTTTTACTTCCTTACCTTTGTGTTTTTCAGTAATTGTCTTACTTCCATAGAATCCACTTCTGATTGAAGCATAGAATTTCATTGCTTGGCCACCCGGAGTAGTATCGGGATTCTGAAACATTCCCGCTTTCAGGTTCTTTCTTAATTGATTTATACATATCATTGTTACTCCCAATTTTGATAGAAGCTCTGATCGGATTCTAAACATTTTATAGATGGCTTTAGCTCTATTTCCCATATCCGCTTTAGAATCCATCATCTGGGAGTTGATGTTTTCTGATGTGTCTAATGAAGCTAGTGAATCTATGATTACCAAAATAGGTTCATTATGAGTCAGTATCGATCTCCAATACAAAGAATACTGAGCAATCCAGTCCGAGATTACTTCTACAGAAGTTTCTCTTAGGATTAAAACCCTATCCAAGTCCAATCCATTTTGTTCTGCCCATTTATTTGTAAAAGCCTGTTCTGCATCGGCTAATAAAACTACCCCACCCAATTGTTGGGTACAATATGCAAAGTCATAAGCAGCTAAACTTTTGCCGCTACTCTCTTCCCCAAATATCTCCATTAACCTACCAAATGTAATACCTCCCCCCAATTGATAATTATATGCAAGGAATCTGGTGGGAATTTTAGGAAAATTAGAATCATCCCTCTCCGAAGCAACAAATGATGTGGGGAATGACTTGTTTAATTCTTTTAATGTTGGTATCTTTATACCTATCTTTTTCTTTGCCATAGTGTATGATGATTTGTTTTAGATTAAAAAAGGGAGCAACCCAATTGAAGGCATACTCCCTTTAACTTTATTACGAGTGATATGGATTTTTTAAATATCAGAGCCTTTAGCTTTTTTCTTTTTCTTCTTATCCTTGTCCTTTAAGGATTTCTTTTTCTTTTTTGGAGTATCATCTTCTTCTTCATCATCATCAACCCCACCACAAAGAAATTCGTTTAATTTATCCTCTAGTTCATCATAAGGAAGGATATGTTTTCTTACCATTTCCTCAAGATTTACTGGCTTAGCATATTTCTTATCCAAAGGTTTTTTCTGACATGGTGAAATGGTATAAGTGGTATCCATTTGACCTTTACCAGAACGGGTTAATTTCAAATCGTATCCATTTTTGATGGAAGTCATATCTCCCCATTCATCCTCATCCAAATAAAGATCAATGATATCCTGGTAAGCTTGTTTGGGGATTAACATTGGTTTATCAATGTTCTGTTCATCGACTTCTTTTCCCTTTTCATCTTTATATGCAACTACTGCGATTACATATTTTCTTTTTGGAACCAGTTTCTTTGCAAGAAGTTTATCATCTTCATCCTTACTTTCCTTTAGTTCCAGGTATTTCTCCATGAAAGGGCAATCTTCGTTGAAGGTAGCTGGAGAAATTACTCCACCTAATTTTGGACCCAGATAGAACTGAATAATTTCGATAGCTAATTCGCAATCTTCACCTGGATCCTTGATTCTGAAGCGAATGGTTCCTTCTTTAGGATAAATCATTCCACCACCAGATCCTTTCTTCTCCAGCTCTTTTTTTCTAGCCAAAAGTTTTTCCCTCATGGAAAGACCTTTCTTTTCTGTTTTTACTTTCTTCATGATATATCAAAATATTAATTCTTGTTTTGTTCTATATAGATAACCTCTTCAATTGAGAGTACCACAAATTTAACGGATTCTAAAGAATATCCATTATCGAAAGAAATATCCTTTCCAGCGTAATTCCCATAAGTAACGATTTGACCAATTTCTAAATGTTTATTGATCTTTCTGTCCTGCTCCATTAATCCCATTTTTATGATTACCCCTTTTCTGGGATAATCCTCGGGTTTACCAGGGATGATTAAACCACTGGCAGTCCTTGCATCATCTTTGGGTACTGCTAAAAGGATCCGATCTTCAGTTGGAGTACCTGGAATATTCTGAGATACTCTTAGTGCAGCTTCTTTAGTAAGTAAGTTCTGAATAACAT